CTACACGCTGGTGCTGTATGGCACTTGACCCTGGCAAGCTCCGCGAGCGGGTGACGATCCAGCAGGCGACCGAGCGACGCAACTCGCTCGGCGAGACCACGCTGGAGTGGGCGACGTTTGCCGAGCGGTGGGCGAGCGTGGAGGGCGTCAGCAGCCGGGAGGCGTTGGAGCTGGGCCAGGCCGACGTATCGGTCACGCACAAGGTACGGCTGCGTTACGTGGACGGCATGACTCACAACATGCGGCTGTTCTGGCGAGGCCGGGTGCTGGAGATCGTCAGCCTGCTCGAGTACGCCAACCGCAGCGAGCACGTCGCCACGTGCCAGGAGGCTGTGTAATGGCACGCATCGTCAGCGGAACCGGCATCGTGTTTCCTGAGATCAAACAGATTCGGGCGCTGCTCAAGGACTATCCCAAGGCAATCCGCCGCAAGTACATGAAGGCGGCCTTCAACGCCACGGCCAAGGTCGGCATGGACACCCTACGCCGCATTACGCCACGCGGGCCAACGGGCTACCTCAAAAAAGCGGTGGTCCGCAAGGCGACGCAGGGCTACGGCCTGGCAGGCTATGCAGCTGGTGGACGCAAGGGCCAAGAAGACAAGAAGGGCTACCACCAAGGGTTTTTGGAGTTCGGCACCAAAGAGCGACGCACCAAGGGCCGCATTGCTTCTACGTTCGGCAGCAAGGTGGCAGGCCGTGGCGGCCGCATGACCATCAAAACGCCGGGGCGCGGCAAGAACGCTGGCCGGCTCATGACCGCGTCGCCCAAATATCCCAAGAGCTTTTTTAAGTCGGCACCTGCCGGCCAAACGGTAAACCTCAAGAAAATGCCCGTGGGCGGCAGCACGGGCAAGCCGCCAGTGCGTGCGGCGTTTGAAAGCTCTAAGGGCCAAATCACCAGCGTTCTCAAGCAGCAAATGGCCACCGTGCTCGAGCGGGCCAACAAGGACATGGCCAGACGAGCGAGGACCGGCTAATGCTCAAATCCCCCGAAGCCGTTTTGCTCCGAGCCCTGTTGGCGGCCCCGGCCGTGGCCCGGTTGATGGGCAGGCGGATCTACGCCGTCATGGCCCCGCAGTCAGCCACGTACCCGTTTGCCACGTACCGCCGTAGCGCGGTGGACCGCGAGCAGACGCTGGTGGCCCCCATGGGAGTGCCACGGCTGAGCGTTGAGGTCCTGGTCTACGGTGGCACCTACGAGCAGGCCCGCGAGGCGGCCGACGCATGCCGTGTGGTTCTGGATGGGTACGGGGGCTCTGCCCTAGGCTGCACAGTGTCGCAGGCGTCGTTGGTCAGCGAGTCCGATGACTTTGTGACACTGCAGGGCGGCGACCTACCGCCCGCGTATCAAATCACACAGACCTACGACGTTTGGTGGCAGGAGAGCTAATACATGGGAACGTACGCAACTGGCGTCGGGCTTACCGTTGCAGGATCTACCTTCACGGCCACAAATCTTACGATCAACTTTTCGGACGTGTCGGGCGAGTCCGACCGTATTGATACCTCGCATCTCGGGCTGACGACGGGCGCGCAGATGACCAGCATGGCGCGGCCGCTTAAGGGATCAGGCACTGGCGAGACGGGCAAGGAAATCTCCTTCGACTACATCGGCACCACGCAGCTGACTGGCGGCACGACCGGCGCTTATGCCATCACCGGCCCTGTGGCCATGAGCGGCAACGCGACTGTCATCAGCTCGAGCGTGACGCTGGCCCTGAACGACATCGTCCGCGGCTCGGCCACCGTGCGGGTCAGCTAAGCCGGGAGGCCCGGCATGGCAACTCACTCAACCGGCATTGCGGCGACCTGGGGCGGCGTTGCCTTCACTGAGGTCTATGAGCTGGGCCTGCCACTCTACGGCAGCGTCCGCAAGGACCGCTCTGCCAGCGGCACCTCGACCGGCTGGAGCGACGAGGTCGGGGACATCTCCATCTCGGCCTACGGCACGGTCAATATGAACACGCAGGAGTATGGCAAGCGTAAGGCGCTGGCCGTGTCCGGCGGCGGCGTGTCCTTGACATACAACGCAGTATGTACGGCAGTGAGCGCGACGCCTGAGCTTAACGGAGTCACGCGGTACACGTTCACGGCCAAACTCTTGGACACCTGACCAATGGCATTGAGCAAAGAACAAATCCTGGCGGCCGACGACCTAGGGCTCCTCGAGGTGCCGGTGCCCGAGTGGGGCGGCAGCGTGCACATCCGCGTGATGAGCGTGGGCGAGCGTGACAGCTACGAAAACGAGTGGATGGCCAACAAGTCCACAGGCGTGCCCAACTTCCGCAGCAAGTTCCTGCAGCGAGTGCTGTGCAACGACAAGGGCGAGCTGCTCTTCACCAAGGAAGAGGTAGACGCCCTGGCGAAGAAGTCAGCCCGCGTGGTGGGCACGCTGTGGGAAGCGGCCATGCGGCACAACAAGCTCACCGACCAGGACGTGGAGGAGCTCGCAAAAAACTGAACCTGCGGCCAGCCCGGTTGTTTCTGTTCCGGTTGGCCGCATGTCTGGGTTGGAGCGTCAAACAGATATGCACCGAAATGGATTCCCAAGAGCTGAGCGAGTGGGTGGCGGTGCACACCTACTTCATGCCGCTGCCCGATCCATGGCACCAGACCGGCGTGCTCGCCTCGTCGATGCTGGCCCCGTACTCGCCCAAGGGGCGGCCGCCGAAGGCCATCGACTTCGTGCCCATCGAAAAGCCGCCGCAGCACCCCGAGCAGCTGGCCGAGATGCTGCGTCAACTCAAGCAGGAACTGCGAGGTAGTTGATGGCAACCGCAGTCGGCCTGAACATGAAGATTACCGCCGACACGGCGGGCATCGGTCGTGGCGTGAACCAGACCGAGAAGATGCTGGGCAAGCTCAGCAAGTCTGCCTCGAGTGCCGCGAGCAGCCTGCGGGCGTTGGTCGGCATCGAGATCGGCACCCGGCTGGCGTCCGCATTTACTGACGCTGCCCGTAGTGCCATTGGCATGGCTTCGCGTGTTACCGAAGCCATCGCCGCTATGGACGACCTGTCCCAGCGAACGGGCGTCAGCACTGACGCGCTGCAAGGGTTTCAAGTCGCGGCAGACTTGGCCGGCGTGCAAAACCTGGAGGGTGGCCTGCAGAAGGTTTCTGTCGTTCTTGGCGACGCCGCCGCCGGATCTGCCACTGCACAAAAAGCGTTTGCCAACATTGGCTTGACCGTCAATGAGCTTTTAGCCAAGAGCCCGGAAGAGCAGTTTCGGGCGGTGGCGGCTGCGATTGGTCAGATTAAAGGACCGGCCGCGCAAGCTGCGGCTGCCGTGGATTTGTTTGGCAAGAGCGGCGTCGAGCTGCTGCCCCTGTTTGCCAGCAACCTGAAAGAGATTGAGGCTCGAGCGCAAAAGCTCGGCATGGTGTTGTCTGAAGACCAGGTCGGGTCGATCACTGAAATGGACGATGCACTGCTGATGGTCCGCAAAACTTTTGACGGCATCATCGGCCAGGTGACGGCCAACCTCGCGCCGGTCGTGACTGACTTGGCCCAGCAGTTCCTGGGCTTCGTAGAGTCTTTCCAGGGCGTTAACGGCGAGATGGGCGGCACGGCGCTTGCCGACTCCATCACTGACGCGTTTTTGACGGGTGCCGATTACATAGCCAGCATTCTGGATCCATGGATCAACTATTTATTCGAGTGGCTGGGCTCGTTTAGCGGCACAACGAAAACCATCAGCGCCGCTGGTGAATATTTCCAGTTTGCGGCCGACATGATTGCGACCGCATTCTACGGTGTTCGCGCTGTGTTTAACGGCTTCACGGTTGCAGTGGCAGAGCTGATGAAGATTCTGCCTGACTGGATTATTTCCAACGAGACTTTGACCAACTTCCAAAAAGAACAAGCGCGGAAGATGAACGAGGATTTTGGCCGTTCAGGCGATGCGTTTATGGGTCGCAATCGTCCCGGCCCCGCTGACGCTCCCAAGGAACGAGAGCTTTTAGGGGACGCATTGGACCGGGCACGCCAGCGACGGGAGCAGCGAAACAGCCCAGAGGCCAAGGCAGAACAGGAGCGGCAGCGTGCCGCTCGAGCTGCTGAGCGCGAGCGAGCCAATGCGGCCCGCGTTGCTGCTCAAGCTGCGGAGCAGGCCCGCAAGGCCGAGGAAGAACGCCTGAAGATCATCAAGAAGGCTGACGAGGAGATTGCCAAGGTCGAAGAGGAGCGTGCCAAGCGTGCCGCCGAGATTGAGGGCGAGCGGCTTGACGCTCTGTCTCGCCGCAGCAATCAGGCTCTGAGCGTGGGCGACATCCGCTCGGGTGGCATCAGCGAGGTTCTGCGAATCGCGACCGGCCGCGAGGATCCGGCCATTGAGGAGTACCGCAAGCAGGTCGCTGAGCTTCGCAAGATTGACTCCAAACTGGGCGAGCTGCGAGCCGACAAGGTCAAGATCATTGGCGGCGCTGGGAGGGCGGCATGAGCGTCTTGTCCTTTCGTGAGGTTGTCGGCCGCACGTTGTCACATCGCTTTGGCGAGCCGCCCAACGCTGAGCGTAAGTTCGTGCTGACGCTCGACAACACCGCTCCCACGGTGTCCGAGGTGGCCAACGCTATCGGGATATTCCACGGGTCGCCGCACCCGGAATATCCGTTCATGATTATGACGGACGCCCAGGTGACCGAGGGCAGCCCGTCGCCTTTTCACGCCGAGGTAACGTACCGCTACGAGGTGCTTAACCCGGACGAGCGCGACCCCAACCCGCTGGCCCGGCCAGACGTGTGGAGCTTTTCGACCGGCGGCGCTGCTGTGCCAGCGTTGTTCTACTGGGACGGGGCGACGCAAAAGCCGCTGGTGAACAGTGCCAAAGACTACTTCGAAGGACTGACGACCGAAGAGGGCGAGTGCAGGGCCACCATCAACGCCAACCGGGCCAACTTCCCTCTGGCGACAGCGGTGGCCGTGACGAATACCGTAAACAGCGGGTCGTACCTTGGGGCGTCTGCCCATCACTGGAAGTGCATCGGCATCAGCGGCCAGCAGCAGACCGAGGTAGTCAACGACGTGGAAATCAACTACTGGGCCATCACCACCGAGCTGGCCTATCGGCAAACCGGGTGGAATCTGCAGCTGCCAGACGTTGGGTACAACTACCTCGAGGGCGGCGAAAAAAAGCGGGCGTATGTCATCGACCCCGACACCAACGAAAAGGTCGCCGCCGTCAATCCTGTGGCCCTCAATAGCAACGGCACGCTGAAGTCTGCCGGCCAGTTGCCCGACATTCTCGACCGTCGCGTCAATCGCGAGGTGAACTTCTCGTCTTACTTTGGCACTCCCTCTTGGCTCTAGGTAAATCCCATGTCCGACCTTAGCTACACCATTTCTGGCTCGCTCAACAAAGGAGCCCTTCAAAATACGTTTTCGGCCTCTGGCGTGACCGCCGACCTGGCCACGGCTGGGATGCTGGCAGTGACGCTCGAGCTCGGCACGACCACCACGCAAATCACGACCACCACCATTGGCGCGTTGGGGCTGTGCTTCGCCAGGTCGCTGTCCACCGTGACGACGCACACCGTGAGCATCGGTCGCCTGGCTGGCACCACGCTGCACGACACGGTGCGGCTCAAGGCCGGCGAGGCCGCGGTCCTGCGCCTTGCACCGGGCGACTACGCCGCCAGGGCCGCTGTGGCCGGCACTCGGGCCGTGCTCACCATCTACGAGGACTGACTGTGGCCGACCGCGTCACCTTCACGCCCGGCTCCGCCGAGCGCATCGCCAAGGTGGTGCGGATCGTCGAGGCCGGCAACCGCGACACGTCTGGGCTTCCAACTTCGCCGAGGCTGGGTGGCGGCAGCGTCGGCATCAAGTTCTGCTCGTGGACAGGCACTTGGTCTTACAACAGCACAAAAACCATCACGTTTGCTTCCGGCAGCAACACGGCCACGGCCACCAACGTGATCCTGGGTGTCGGCGCTGGGGACGGGTGGGTGGCTCGTAAGGGCTCGGCCGGATGGGCGCTGGTCGGGTTTGATATGACCAAGCAGCCCGGCTATGACGCGGACGAGATTCAGCTGTTTGGCCACAGCTCGGCCAGCGCCATCGCCCACTGGTACAGCATCACGACCTGCGCCACGGCAGCGGAATGACGCTCATCACGATCCAAGACGGCAAGATCGTCCTGCGTGACGGCAAGGTCGGCACGGAGCAGGCGTGTTGCTGCGAGGCGTGCAATGAGACGGCTGCTTTTTT